TTACTCATCTTTGACAATGTTGTAGTCCATATACTCATCGATTCCCATGACTTTCCACTGTCCGTGCAGATTGAACATGCTGAACCGCACATTTGCGGCCGGATAGTAATATGTGCGTGTTTCTTGGTCGGCATATTTGGTGTATACCTCGACAAGATAGGCAAATTCACCGCGCGATATTATATTTAGCTTGGCGATATGGATCGGGCCGTTGATAGGTATACGCTGCATTATGTTCTGCGAGTAAACGCCTTGCGTACCGCCTTCAAACCCAGCCCCGAGCTGATCTGCAGCAAGTCCGATCGAAAGTGATTTGATCTTGTTCAGATCGTTACTGTTCATCGCTTGCACGTAATCTTCAATTACAGCCCGCACCTGTGCATCCGAGCTGTCGAACCTGCCCGCCTCGTATTTCATTCCCGCAGTGTATGAAACCGCTACTGCTGCAGCAACTGCGACGACAGAGAGCAGAACATATAGGGTTCTTCGACTCCTGGCAGACCAGCGAGCGGGATTCAGACTAAAAGGCATATTTTCTCGTCCGTTCATTTAAAAAACAGGCACCGTCGCGACGCACCGCTTATCTTTCATTTTCGGTGCACTTGACCACACGCCCTTCACGAAGTCCGTCGCCTTGTATCCGGTGTCAAATGCATTTGACTGCCCACCGATGGATTGATTCAGCGGGCCGTCCATCGGGAAGAGGTCTCGAGCATCCAGCTTTCCTGGCCCACCGCCCCACACCATGTCTGGACCATGCCCAACCTGCTTTCCGGCATACTTGGCAGGATCTGCGGTTCTGGCTGCGTCGGTTTCTCGTTTCTTCCTATCCTTCAGCTCGGGGGTCATATCCCGCTTGTACACGGCGCCACCGTTTCGCTGAATGAACTCTTTCCCGAGCCTAATGTACTCGTCTCTCTCGGCGATTATCTCAGGTTGAAATGCCTGCCAGGAATCCTTCTTTAGGCATACCGGCACCTGGTTCGCACATTCGGGATCGCCGGCGCGCGGATCGCACTCGCGCTCAATCATGTTCGCCAGGTTGCACAGCCCCCGAAGCGGGCCGGCCTTCACCTTTTCGCAAGGCAAACCTTCCGGAAGCCTGTCCGGCGGGCAGTCCCCACATTCAAGCGGCTGGGTCGGTAAGCGGCCCGGCGAGCGTTCCCCGTCTGGCCCCAACGATCCACCGCCGCCCTTGGGCAGCACGATCTCGGCTGCATCCCCGACCTGCTGAACTACATCGGCGACCTGCTGGGCCGTCTGGATGAACTGGTCCATCTGCTGCGACATCGCCTGGCAGCGCTGCTGGCGCTGCTGATCACCCTGGTCCTGTTGTTCCTGCTGCTGTTGTTGCTCCGGCTGGTTCTGCTGCTGCTCTTGACTCTGTTGCGGCGACTGCTGCTGCTGTTGCTGACCCTGTTGCGGGGACTGTTGACCCTGCTGGGGTGAATTCTGCTGCGGCGCTTGGTAATCAGGATTCGGCTTGCCCGGCCCCTGGGTGTACCCGGGCGCCGTGGAGTAATTGGGCATCTGGGTTCCGTGAGCGGGCTGATCCCAGCTCTGCTGCGGCTGCTGCCCACCCTGCTGCCCCGGAACCTGTTGCGCACCAGGCGATCCCGTATTATAGATGCTGATACCCGAGTTCTGATCCAGCGGCGGCTGATTGTTGCCGCCCTGATAATCAGGCATTGAGCTGGGCATTTGCGGTGGCTGAAACTGGGAACCCCCACCGTCGGTCATTCCACCGGTCGGCCCCGGAGGTCCCGTTGGGTCAGCGGCTACCGTCGCGACCGCCGAGAACCCACTACCGGGGAGGGTGTAGTCATCGACGATCTTCGCTCCACCGACAGTCAGCGCGACGATTGCCGCCAGCACCGATGCCCGCCGCAAACCAGCTGGCATCGTCCAACGATCCTTCATGACCATGAATGCAACCGCCCCTTTCCGCCGACACTGACCGCGCCCCTGGGCAGATCATTGCACACATATGGTTGCCATGTCGATAAAACCCCAGCTATTGAGTTAGCCGCAGCAGCGTGGGCTTTGCATCTCCGCTGGTAGACACAGCATGCAGGCACTCGCGTGGCGCGGCGAGCTCGGAGCAACATACGGCGCGCAACGCCAGGCTACGGCTCGTGTTTAGCGGCTCATTCGCTAGGTCGCAGCGAAGGCCCACCGTAAAAGTGTATTGCACTTTATGTCAGATGTGTAATACACTTTTCGGTATGCGGATCGAGATCATCCCCACCGGATGGCAACACAGCATCACCGGCGACGAGATCCGCAACGTCATCACCCACCCACTCCTGCGCTACGCCATCACAACCACCCACCCCGACGCCGACACCTACATGTTCATCGGCAACATCAACAAACAACCATGGATCGAAGTTGCCGCCGAAAACGAGGATCAAGAGGCCTGGGTCATCTTCCATGCAATGGTCCTGACCCCACGTGTTGCTCGCGAAGCCTTCGAAATCACGGGAGGAATCATCAACCTCCGCAACGAGGTATCACCCCAAAGGCCCTATATCGGCCCGCAATACGACCGAAAGGAGAACTGAGCATGGCAAAACGAGACCCGCGCGACTACGAAGAAATGAGCCGAGCCATCGAAGACGGCCGATACTCCGTAAAGGGGCCCGTCGAGTTCGGCGCCGATGCCGCACTTCTCCCCATCGGAAGACCCACCAAAGGCACCACGCGCTTATCCGGCAAGACCCCCGCATTGCCCGTACGGCTACCGGCATCGATCCGGTCCGAGATGCAACGCCGCGTCGACGACGGCGAGGTCAGCTCAGAATCCGGATTGGTAAGGGCCGCGCTAGTCGAATACTTCGAAAACCACCCCCGTAGTGGCCCGGTCGCTACTAACGTCACCATCCATTCCAGCCACCAGGAGGAACACACCGTGACCAACAAGAAGCCAGAAGCCCGCCACGTTGTACCCAACGCCGACCGCGGCGGTTGGGACATCCAGAAGCCCGGCTCTCCCCGATCTAGCGGTCACTTCGAAACCCAGGCTGAAGCCGTCGACCGCGCGCGCACCATCCTCGGCAACAGCGGCGGCGGTGAACTCAACATCCACGACAAGCAGGGCAAGATCCGAGCCAAGGACACCATCGCGCCCGGCAACGACCCCTACCCGCCGAAGGGCTGAGCAATGCAGGAAATGACATCGGGTGGCGCATTCACCGACATGGGCGCGATGATGCGACCGCCAGAACAGATCTACGTTGCCACCGTCATCCATCCCAGGAACGGCGAAAGCATCCTCACCGCCCACAGGTCCCTCGATGGAGCCAAGGCACAAATTGAGCAGTACGCCAACTCGTGGGAAGGCCAAGACCGCGACAACGTCAAGGGAACCATCAACCAAGTACCGCTCGGCCCCTGACGCCACCTGATCCCAACGCGAAAGCTGCGGCCACCCAGCCAATTATCGGCGTGGGTGGCCGCAGCGGGTTTTGAAAACTATGAATACGGAAGCGTCTACCCCGGCAACTGCTGAGGATATGCACCAACTGTCAAGGCGAACGCCGAGGCCAATTCATGCAACCCCGATGCCGTCGCATTCGGAGCAGTTTCCTTGATCGCCGTCAACAACGCCTGCCGAGTCTCTTTCGTCAGATCACTATCAGCCATCGATTGCCCCTCTCGGCCCCAGCACCCTGCCGAGGCGGGCGTCACGCTATCGCCTCCACTCAGGCTTCAAGATCCAAACGCGAAAACTCGTCGCACACAAACAGACACCGGGGATAGGCCCCCTTCCGAAACGGCTGTCTTCCCCAACCACCGTCCGAAAGGGGGCCACCGATCAACTATCTCGGATACGCCGGAGTCGTCGTAGGAGCAGTCGACACCGACAGCAGCTCCCCGGTGCACATGGCCGTCGTCTTCTCCGCGTATGGCGTCGCCCACCTCGCCAACAGCTTGCCCGAACCACTACTGCCGAACGAATCCGAGTCCCCGAACAACTCCAACGCGGTAGGAACGGTCTTCGGCGGGACAGCGAAAACGATGTCGCCCCACGCATGAGCGTTGTCGACCGGAGAGCCAAGCAGCGGCCCACCGAACGAACCCAGATCAAACTTGCCGTTCTTCACCGGCTCAACGTTGCCGGTCTGCAGCCTCCAATTGGCCGTCGGAATCGCGCCCTTCGACGCACCCGCACTTACGTGGAACACCACGACACGACCATCATCGGCCGTCGCGCACGTCGGGCCCGCATCCACACTCACAGTGCCCTCGAACTCATCGCTCCCCCAGCCCGGGCCATGGCCCTTGACTTTCACCGAGGTATTCATCTGGTTGTAGTCCGTGCTACCCGAATCGTCCGCACTGCAAGCCGACAACGCGAACGCGCCGACAGCCAACACGCCCGCAGCCACGCCGCGGACAATCTTCATATCAATCACTTCAATTCCTTCCTGCGCAGGTCACTTGCCCACGCAAGGTCGGAAAGGGGTGACGGCACGCTCACGCCATCCCACCAATTTTTGGCGGTGATACGGCGTACCTGATACCTTCAAAACCTGTCGCCAACAGGGAATTGGGGTCCCAGGCCGTGACGCCACCACCAGGCATCTGGCCTGGGGCACCTATCCGACCTGCAGAATCTTATCGGTGTAAGTAGCCCAAATCACGTGGCGGCAACACCAATTACGCGCAACACCCAGATTCTTAGAACTCAGCCCTGTGGACGCCTCAAGATCCACGACTGTGGATAAACGCCGAAATAGCTGCTAACCAGCTTCCAAGCTTGTGGACAACCTGTGAGCTATGGGTAGATGATGGCAAACAGTAGTCCATCGTTTTCTTAGAACCGGGCATCTGAAACACCTCGGGCGTGTCGGGCCAGCCGAACGCTCACCCAACGAACCCGACCTCAGCCATCCTCTGCGGCCCGGGCGCGCACGTTGTAGACCGTCGCGCGGGACACCCCGAACTCGCGCGCTAAATCCACCGGATGCTCACCAGCCGCAAGCCGCTCCAACACTTCGGCTGTCTGCTCACCCGTCAGCGCTGGCCTGCGGCCCTTGTACACGCCCTTCGCCTTCGCGAGCTCGATGCCCTCGCGCTGACGCTCCCGGATCATCGACCGCTCGAACTCCGCCACCGCGCCCAGCATCGACAGCAGCAGCGTGGACATCGGCGAATCGTCGCCCGTGAACGTGAGGTTCTCCTTGACGAAGTGGACCCGCACGCCCCGCGCGGTCAGCTCCCGCACGGTGCGCCGTAGATCCTCCAGCGACCGCGCCAGCCGATCCATGGAATGGACCACCAGCGTGTCGCCGTCGCGCACGTAGCCGAGAGCCTGGGTGAGCGCCGGCCGGGCAGTGTCCTTGCCGCTGGCCTTGTCCTCGAACCGCTTATCAACCTCGATGCCGTCGAGCTGACGTTCGGTGTTCTGGTCCAGCGTCGACACCCGCACGTAGCCGACCTGCTGCCCCGCTTTCGTGTCGCTCATCGGGTCATCATCCCCTGTCGTCATTCGAGGTCGGACCATTCGGCCCACGTCGGTAGCGGCTGGCTGTCCCAGTGGACGATCGCGATGGGCCGGCCGCGCTCGTTGAGCAACATGCCCTCCGCGCCCGTGCGCTGGTGCTTCACGCGCCGGTCCGCCAGCGCGATGCGGATCGCGTCGAGATAACTGCCCGTGAACGCCTCGTCGGCGAACACGGCGTCCAGAGCCTCGTCAATGCCCTCGCGCTCCGTGATGGTGTCAGCGATCAGCGCACCCACCAGACGCGTCTCCGGCACGCTGATCATGGTCTCCAGGTGGGCCAGGTAGGACAGCAGTTGCGCCGTGGTGTGGGCGTTGATCGCGGCTTGCAGCTTCTCGCTGGCGCTCATCGGACCTCGTATTCCTCGACCAGAGCGCCGCAGCGCTCCACGCGGACCGCGAGCACTCTGGCGTTCGCCGTGGCGGCAGTGGTGGCCTCTTCGCTGGCGAGGTTGGTTAGAGCGGCCTGGAGAGCGGTCTGGACGGCGGCGGCGATCCGCGTGGCCTGGGCTTCGGTGACGCCTTCGATCTGGTAGGTCGTCGTGAAGCTGGTGAGGTAGCCGGTGGTTTTCGTGGCGGTGGTCATGAGTTCTCCGTTTCTAACTAGGTTCTAGACCACATTAGAACCTTGTCTAACAATTAGTCAACCACTCTTGTTAGACTGTATTTACGCATTTCACCGCTGATATCGCCGATTCTTCAATCTGTTTGGCACGGGTATACCCCAGTTAGACTGGCTCGGCCTCGTCGTCCTCGTCGGCCAGCTGCTCCAGTACGCGCGCCATCCACGAATCGGCCGGCGCTTCGACGCCCTGCGCGCGGCGCGTCACGGCCAGCCACTCGGCCAGCTCGTCGACCGGGATGCCATCGAGGGCAAGCACCTGGCGGGTCACCTCGACGTGGATGTCCCACAACGGATCTCCCTGGCCGGCGACGAACGCGAACAGCTCGCGGCACTCGGCCACCACCGCGGCGTTCAACGCGGCCGGGTCCAGCCGTCCCTCAGCCACATCCTTGGCGACCAACATCGCCGCCTTGATCGCATCCTGCACGGGCTCGGTCGGGGCGGTCACGGCTCAACCACCTCGGCATCGATGACGGGCTGCGCCGAGATAGCCGACCGGCCCGACGCAGCCAGTGCCAGTAGCTCGGCCTCCGCGCGCTCCAGCACCGCCACGGCGGTCGTGACGTTCACGTTGACCTCCTCAGGCACAACTACGAACAGACCCCACAGCTTCGCCTCCTTCTCGTAGCTGTCGAGCACGGCGCGGCCCAGCTCAGACACGGTGCGGTGCTCCCCCTTGGCCTTGGCCTTGGCCATGGTTTCCATCAGCATTCCGCGAACCTGGCGGATGCCGTCACCGTTCGCGCGGCGCGCGATTTCGAGGGTGGACGGCGGGTTCTTCTTGAGCCACGACATGGCGGCTTTCTGGGCAGATTGGGGCGATTTGAAGCCCGTGACCTCGGCGACTTCGCGCCAGGTTCGGCCGGCGATGTGGAGCTGCCAGGCTTTTTCGGCGCGTTGGTTTGAGCCTTGGCGGTTCATGACTGGCGGCATGGTGGTGGATTTTCTTTGTTGGGGGTGCTGGCTGGGGTTTGGGCTGGATGGTTGATGGTTCGGGGTTTTGGGGTGGTGGGGGTGAGTTACAGGCGTGTTTTTTGGCTGCTGGTGGCGTCGTGGGGCGGTTTTTGGCTGGTTTGTGGGGTGGTTGTGCCTGTGGGGGTGTTCCAGCCCATTTGGGCGCGGATGGTGGCGAGTCCTCGTTTGGCGGCGGCTGCGTGGTCGATGTGGCGGCATGGGAGTCCGTCTCGGTTGCCGTGGGTGTCGCAGAGCTGGCAGTTGCGGATGGCTTCGGCTTGGGCGATGTCGGTGAGGTCGGGTTGGGCTTGTGTGCGTTCGTCGGCCCAGGGGTCGTAGGGGTCACGCATCGTCGGTCTCCTGCTGGGTTCGGCTGCGGAGTGCGGCGTGGACGAGTTGGCGTCCGCGGGCGTTGGTTTCGGCTTGGGTGGGGTTGTGGTTGCAGACGGTGCTGGTGCCGGGGAGGTAGCCGTCTGGGTCGCAGAGGTCGCAGGCGGCGATGGCGTGGGCGCGGAGTTGGGCGGCTTGGTGGAGGGCGTCGGCCCTGGCTTGGGCTTGGGCGTGTGTTTGGTGTTCGGTCCAGCGTTCGTGTGCCTTGCGGAAGTTGGCGCAGGGGCCGCAGTTGTCCTCGATGGCGTCGGGGTTGTCGCGGTGGGCTTTGCATCGTGTGGGGGGTTCGTCTGGTGCTGGTGTGGGTTCGGCGGTCTCGTGTGCGCGCGCACGCGTACCCCCCACTTGAGTAGTTACCAAGGTGAGAGAACCTGAACCTGAACCAGAACCCGAGGGTCCCTGGGTGGGTCTCGGGGAGGGTCCCGGGGTGGGTCCTGTTTCCCCAGGTCGCGGGGTGGGTCCCGTAGACCCTCCCGAGGTGGGTCCTTGGGAGGGTCCCGTAGAGGGTCTAGGGGTGGGTCCCTGGGAGGGTCCCTCGGTGAGTCCGTCGAACGGTTCGGGGAACGGCTGCGGGTATCCGTCGGCCAGGGTCTTGAGGTGTAGGCGGGCGGCCCTATGGGTGTCATTGAGGGAGTCGCGCAGACGCTTGGCGTAGTCCTTGTCCCCCTTCACCTCCGGGACGTCCATACGGTCGAGCTCGTCGGCGAGCACGGCGGCGAACTTGGGTGAGTCGATGACGGCCAGGAGGCGCAGCGCCGCCAGGAACATGGTGGGCTGCTTGTCCAGTTCGTCGCGGCGGATCCGGGACCGCACCAGCACCTCCCCCGTGTCCTCGTCGGTGAACACGAAGCCGCGGCGCTCCATGCGCACCAGCGCGGCCTGCAGGTCGCGCACGGCGGGCAGGTGTTCGCCGTCGCGCATGGCCTTGCGCCAGCGGGTGAAGTTGATCGGCTGGATGCCGGCGGCGTTGACGGCGCGCTGCCCGTTGAGGACCTGGAAGAACAGCTTGTCGAAGATCGGTTGGTTGCAGAAGTCGTCGTCGGACCATTGGGCGAACAGGTTTTTGGCGTACTCGCGGGTCGTCACTGTGCTGCCTCTGCGATCGATGGGGTGGTGGGCGGTGTGCTGATTTCATTCGTCGGGGGTGAAGAGGCGGCGCGTCGTCTGTCCGCGTCCAGCTCGCGGTTGACGCCGCCCCAGATCCCGTACGGTTCGCGTCTCGCGCTGGCGGCCGCCCGGCACTGCGGCCTCACAGGGCATGTGGCGCACACCCTCTGGGCTGCCCGCGCAGTCACGGTGTCGGAGGGGTCAGGGAAGAACAGCTCGGGGTCTTCGTCCCGGCACACTGCGCGGGCCTGCCAGTTGAGTTGACGCATCAGCGGTGGCCTTTCAGATCGTCGGGAAGGGGCACCACGCCAGGCGGCAGAATCCGGAGGCGTGTTCGGCTGCCGAAGGTTTGGCCGCATGAGCACATGTGGTCGCCGTCGTGGCCTTCGTCGAGTGCGCAGTCACATGGCGTCCCCTCGACCCACCAACCGCATACGTCGGTCATAAGCCGAGCTCGCTGAACAGATCTGGTGCCGATGGAACCGGCTTGCATGTGGAGACTGGCCGTTTCGGTGGCGAGATATTCCGTCGTGATTCCGCCGGCGGCGGTGCAGCGGGCGGGGTGGCGTCGAGTCCGGTTAGCGCTTCGCGCATGTTGTCGAGAGCGCGCTGCAGGTCGTCGATCCGATACCCGGTCGCCGCACCCGACAGTCGCCGCACCGCGGCCTTGACCGATCGGGTCTGGGCGAGCACCTCACGGATCTGTTCGATCTCGCCGAGCTTGACAACGTTGAAGTACGCGGGCGATTTGTCGTCCCAGTCGATTTGGTGGCCGAGAGCCTTCTCCAGTGCGCGCAGCCGTGTACGTGTCACTTCTGCGAGATGCCCGCTATCGGCCGCCCGGGCAAGTTCGTGCTTGATGCGCTGTTCGACGCGCTCGTTCACTTCGGTGGAGGCTGCGCGGTGGGCATCGTCGCGGGCCCGGTTGATGGCTTGGGCGCGCAGGGTGTCCTGACGGGCCATGATCGAGCGGACAGCCAGCCACGATGGTTGGCGGTCGCGCCGGATATCGGCCTTGACGACGATTTGCATGCGGGTCTTGGATTTTCCGGGCGACATGAGTCCCCACCCGGGCGGCAGCTCGCCGTCGCGGACGATGTTGGGGTCGTTGACGACGAGCCACCATTGGTGGCATTGGTCGAACCAGGGGTCGGCCTTGCCGGGCTTGTTGAGTTCGTTGAGCCAGTCGGCGCGGGACACCTTGAGTTCGTGGCCTACGAGCATCCGGCCGCTGCTGCTGGTGAATCCGACGTAGATTGCGTCGCAGCCGCCGTCACGGCCCGACGCTCCGCCGGCCGGGTTCCATCCGACCTCTGGCAGGAACACGCCGCCGGGCAGCGCTGCGCCGGGCTTGATGTAATGCCGCTGCAGCAGTGCGAGCAGGTCGGCAGTGTCACCCATTGGTGCGGCGCCCCTTCCGTTTCTGTGGGCGTGGGCAATTCGGGTGGTGGCCCTGCGTGGGTGGATGCCATCCGCAGTACGTGCAGCGCCCCAGCGCGCGGCATTCGGCGTACGTGAACAGCACCCGCGGCAGCTCAGCCATTGGCCAGCTCAAGCAACACGTCGGCATGGCACGGTTGATCGAGCGGGCACCAGCACGCCAGATCGTGGCCGCGCAGCCGTGCGATTTCGGCGCGGGGATAGCTCGGCACGTCGACATCGTCGAACCGGTCCCAGCGACCCGTCACGAGCCCTTCAAAGTCGCTCGTCGCCATGTAGCGCAGCTCGTGCGCGTCCGCTTCGGGGTAGTCCGCTCGGTATAGATCGAGCGTGTAGGGGTTGCCCCACTTGCCCGGCCGCGACACCACGACGGCGCCCTCGGGCTTGCGCCAGCCCTTCAGTCGCCGCAACTGGATCCGCTTGGGATGTCGGCAGTCCGGGCAGCACTTCCGGTTCGGCCGCGCGGTGTCGCAGCGTGAGAGTGGGCAGTCGCACCACTTGCACGGCGTGTCAGCGGCCATCACTGCACCCCTCGAATAGCGAATCCATCTGTGCTTCAAGGGCTGCGGTGCGGGTCCTCTGGCGCGTCTGCGCGTGGTGCTCGGCGTCGTAGTGCAGGTGGCAGCCCTGGCACATCGCGCGCAGGTTCTCGTCCCGGCAGTCCTCGGGGGTGTGGTTCAGATGCGCCACGGTCAGCACGACGCGGCTGCCGGTGCCGTAGGCGGGCCGCCCGTTGACATTCGGGCAGCGGTCGAGGTGAGTACCGCGCAGGCACTCGCCCTCGCACTCACAGCGGCCTTGGGCGCGCTCGAAACGGATGCGGCGCGAGATCGCGGGCCAGTCCTTCGGGTAGCGGTCGCGGTTCTCCGGACGGATAGGCATCAGAGACCTTCGGTGCCAGACAGGTCGTAGCAGACCAGGCCGGTCACCGGGAACGTCGGTTTCCATTCGCCGGTTCGATCGTTGCCTCCGCAGCAATCCGACCCGGCGGGGTGGATGCAAGGCATGAATCCGTCCTCGCCCGGTGAGTAGTACTCGAAACCCCACCCGTCTCCACCGGGTGCTGTGCGACAGGCCAGGACAGCGTGGCCGTTTGCGTCGATGATCGGAACGTCGGGATCGACACCGATTTGGTTCAGCCGCTCGGCATGGTCGTGTAGGTGTTCTTCGGTCTCGAATGTGATGAGTCGAGGCACAACCGTTGTGCGCATTCATTTCTCCTTGGGGTAGCGGTCGCGATTCTCTGGGCGGATCGGCATCAGGGCGTCTCTTGCCTGCTGAGGTAGTCAGCGGCTTCTGCTTCATCGATGACCCGAGCAAGGTCCTCGTTGGCCCAGCGGAGATCGCTTTGCGCGAAGTCCAAGTTGCGCTTTCGGTCGGTGACGACCTGACGCGCGTTCTCGATCTGCGTCGCCCAGTCTGGCTTCGCACCCTTGCGGATGAACCACCGTTTTTGCAGGCCGTGCTGGCTGGTGATCAACTGCCGGTCATCCGGCGCGTACTTCTCCCATTTGCGGGGCGATTCATGGCTGTATCGTTCGAGCTCGTCGTAGTCCGCGAGATTGAACATAAACTCGGCGGTCGCCGCCTCGTTGTCTTCGAGCACGTGGGTTTCAGTACCGAGGTGCCAATAGGTGTCGAGCAGGACGTGGCGCTGGATACCGTTCCGGGTATTCAGCTGGTCCTGCGCGATAGCGATGCCTTCGCGGCACCAATTCGTCGATGGCGTGTACCGGACGACATCGCCAGGGCGCGGCGTGTAGTAATCCATCAGCTGTTCTCCTCAAATCGGTAGTGCTCGCATGGTTTTCGATCCGGCCGGACAACGGCAGGGTCCTCGCTCGGGAAATCCGGGTATCGGTAGTCACGCAGCACGGACGTATCGGTGCCGCGGTCACCCCATTCGATGAACATCTCTGGTTCGCTGTGAAACTGGGCGCCGAGGTCGGTACAACTCGCGAACGGCACTAGGTCGTGGTCAGCCTTGATCTGGTCGCGCTCAGCGCATGGGATCTTCACCCACCCCATCGCCGTACCTCTTCCTGATGCCGGCGGCTGGCGGCGAGCAGCGCGCCGGCGACATCCTCCAGCTCGTCGGCGTCGATACCCAGCCTGTCGGAAACGGTTATGTCGCCGTTGAATTCCTGCTCGATGTACGGGTCACTCAGCCACACGGTGTTGTCAGTGCCGTTGACCCCAACCGGCTTCGGCAGCTCCACGACCGCGTAGCCGTGGGATTCGAGCAGCTTGGCAGCAGTGAACAAGGGATCGCTCATTGGTTGTCTCCGTTCGCTTTCGGGTCGGCTTCGAATCCGGGGCAATCGGACAGCACCGACTTGGGGTTGATGTCGCCCACGTGCTGCGAGAAGTGGTCGCCGCAGATGCAGATCGGGTTGTCTGTCATGCGCCGACTCCGAACAGCTCCAGCTGCCCGACCAGCTCCTCCTCCGTGGTGAACCCAAGCGCACGGTCGAGCAAGTCTTCTGTCCAGTCCTCACAGCGCCAGAACTCGGCCTTGGCGTCGGCTTCCTGCTGCTCAGTCGGCGGGCAAAAGCGATCGCCCATGTACGCGTACCCGCACGGTTCACTCCCGCAGTGGCAGAACTGGTGGCGAAGTAGGTTGTTGCGCTGCGCGGCGGCGGCGCACTCCCGCATCTCGGCGACAAGCTCGGCCGGCAGGGAGCGCGCGTACTTGTTCAGCTGTGCAGTGGTCACGGTGACGACGGGGATGCCCCTCGACACGATCTTGCCGTGTCCGCACTCAAATCCCTTGATGTGAGCGGGGTATCCGTCGGCAGGCAGTCGCGTGCCGCCGTAGCAGGACTGCATCAAACGGGTGACACCTGCAGGACCGATGAGGCAGTCACGCATTGTCCACCCGCCGACCATCCGCAGCAGCCAGCGCTGGTCATCGGTCAGCATCACGCACCTGCCTCGTCGATCGCGCGAAGGATTCGGCGTGCGCCTTGCTGAATCTCTAGACCAAAGTGCGGGTTATCTCGCCAGTACTCAGCCACTCCGCGAATCTCCTCAAGCGCCTTTCCTTGTCGCTCGGCGAGCTGCTTGGTGGCCAGCACCGTGTCGGCCGCGCCGAGGATGCCCAGCACCGCGCCGCGATCAATCGCATTGAGGGCGTCTGCGAGTTGCGCCAACGTCACACCCCCGATGCCTGGGCTTCGGCGTGCGTGCCGTCGAGCTCGATGGCGTACAGCTGCGCGGTGTGCAACGCGGCGAACGCCTTACCCTCCGCGGGCAATGCCAGCATGGGCAGGCCGTCGTGCCCGACACCCTGCAGGACCCATTCGCGGCCGACGCTCTGAACCATGTAGGTGCCGCGCAGCCCGACCGCGACTAGGGCACCGATGATCTCGCTGTGGCCGCGCCACCTCAGGCTCATAATCCGAAGCCCTCTACGCGGACCTCGACGCCAGCCGTCTCCCCCAGCTCGGCGATCCGCTTGTAGCCGGACAGGCTCACTACCTGCGAGTCGTCGGAGAAACACACACCGGTGAGGGCATCGAGAATGGCGCGTTCCAGCTTGTCCAAGTCGGGCCGCTTTGTCGCCGCCGGCGTCCGGGTCTTGGGGGCTGACTTCGGCCTGGGCAGGACGAATTGCAACGTCACCGACACTGGCCCAGCGAATATGGGGCGGCCCGCCATCGCCCCGTGAGCGACCAACGCGACCCGCTCGCGCCACGGCCCAACCTCTTTCGACGACTCAACCAAGATGCCGCGACCCACATGCTTCTTGCTGCCCTGAGGGGCGGGCTTGCCCGGAACGAAAAACACCGCATCCGAGGTGTTCAGCAGCGTCGGCGTCGTCACTGCTCGCTCACATTCCCGAGCGCCTTGAGTGCGTCGGCCACCTGAGCGGGCCCGAACAGTGCCTTACGTGCGCTGGAACCCTCGGCGGCAGTCACGATTCCCGCTGCGGCCAGCTCGTCGAGGATCCATTGGGCCTTGCCGAATCCGACCTTGAGCTTGCGCTGCAGGTTGGCGGCCGACACGAATTGTGTTGAGACCACCAGCTCCACGGCCTGCCGCAGCAGGTTGTCGTCGTCGATGGCGAGCTGATCCACCGCATCTGCGATCGCCTGCCCGACAGGACCGTTTGCCCCGTCCACCGACACCTCGATGCCGTTGTTCTTCATTTCACGCAGCGCTGCGAGTAGTCCGTCGTCGGGGGCCAGGACGGGTTCGATATCTGGTCCGTCGGTCGGTTCACCCGGCAGCGGCGTGGCGGGCACCGCCATGCCGATCCATGTGTCGCCGATCTGCACGAGCTGCACCAGCCGCTCCGGCGACCGGAACATCTTGATGTTCATGTTGCGGCGCTTCGCAATCTCCACCAGCGGCGCCAGGACGGTCGCGGACCACGACGTCATCGGCACCTCGACGTAGTCCTCTTTGGTCACGAACTGGCCGGTGTAGATGCGGTGCACGATGCTGATCGGGAACCGGTCACCGTGGTGGGCATGGAACTCGAACTTGTTGTCCGAGTCGAACAATGCGGGCGCCTCCGACAGTGTCACCGTCCAGCCGGGGTGCTCATCGTCCTTCGCGTTCTCCGGGGGATCAGCGAGTGTGATGTCGATGTGCGTGGTGTGGTCCTTGCCCTTACCTTTCGACCACGACTTCATCAGCGCCAACGCATCACCCGCCGAGCTACGGGGCCACACCATGGGGTCGATGTGACCGTCCACCGGGAACCACGTGTGCCCCAGCACATACCGGTTGGTGGAGGTCACGGCCAGCAGATCAACGTCGCCGGGCTCGTCGCGCCACGGCGCACGCGTGGTAACGAGGTGGACGCCGTCGGTGCCGCTTCGAGCTGTCGCCAGCCCATCTGTCAATCCATCGATCAGCTTGGTCGTCTCAGCGATGATGCTCACTTGCCCGCCTCCCGCGCCGCTGCGGTGAACACCGGCTGAAGGTTCTTGAGTCCCAGTAGCTTCAGCTCGGCGGCGCTCACCGTGTCGCCGGTAGCGGCCTCCAGCACCTTGAGCAGCGACCGTGTCTCAATGGCTTCTGCCGGCGAGAGCAGCCCGTCCGGCTCGACCACAGAATTACGGACGTCGTAGTCGCCTGGCGGGGTGTAGAACAGGCCGCGGAAGTTTCCGCCGCCCAGAATGTCGCTGCCGGGCTCTGCGATCGGGCCGCCCTTCTTCAGCTGGGCCGTGAGCCAGTCGCGGACAACTCGGAGTTTGGCGGTGTTGTCGTGCTGGCGGGCGTGGTCGGCGCGGTACTTATCGCACGCCTTGACGTAGTCGACCCGAGCGCGTTCATGCGCGGCGAGCGCAGAGTTAGCGACGTTGATCAGTTGTGCACGGTTGAATGTCACAGACATGGTTGGTGTGTTCCTTCCGAGGATGGTTATCGAGTTGTGGTGCTGGCGTTTTCAGCGGTACCGAAGTCCGGGTGCTGGCCGGCCATGTGCTTGCCGAGGTTGACGAATGACCGGTTGCAGCAGGGGCATACGCCCTTGGCGATGCGGTTGCGGGTCTTCGTCAACTTGCCCTTTGTGACCGCGTGCGCCGCTTTCGCTGCGCGCAGGTCTTCCTCGCGGTTAGCGAGCTGCCGCTCAAGACGCGCGGCCCGGGCCTTCGCCAGCTCCGTCTCGTTCATCTGCGGGTAGTACCGGCTGTGTCCGTTCGGGCAATACCAGGTCCTGTGGTCCTCCCGGCGCTGGCGGATAAATTCGTCATTGAGCGCGAACGGAACTCCGCAACCCTCATGGCCACAGTGAATGACGGTGTAGGTATCGACCGCGGTGAATGTCGCGCTCACTTCGCCGCGTCCTCGTCGAACATGCCGATCAACGATTGGGCCTGCTCATGCGTGAGGTCCTGATCCCGGCTGACCCGCGCCTGGGTAGCCGACAGCACGTAGTCGAACCAGCCGGAATCGTCACCGCCGAAGCCCTGCTCTTTCCGGATCTGCGCCAACCGAGTCAGCTGCTGACCCGTCGCCATCAGGACGTCCTCGACTGGGCCGCGAACATCGATTGACTCCCGCTCGGGTGTCGGTTCGTCCACCGGCTCACCGACAACCTCACCGTCGATATGGGTCGGGCTGTCGATCGCACCCTCAGAAAGATCCAGGCGCACACTGCCGTCGTTGTCGATGGCCCGCTGAATCTCCGTCGACTTCGGCATCAACGCCATCAGCCGCAACAGCATCGTCTTTTTGCCCATGGCGTCGAAATGATCCGACCACGGACCGATGATCTTGCCTTCGCGGGTCTTGGCCATGGCGAACTTGTCTCGATGTTCCTCCATGTCCGCGACCGTCATCGGATCGGTCAGCGAGTAACCGCCGTTGGCTAGACGACCAACCGCGTAGAACAGGCGGGCATCACCACGCGGGCCGTCCAGGTTCGGGCGGTGCACCCATTTATCCTCGGCCGCACCGTATTCGACCTCGAACTGATCGTTGCTGTACACAATCCGCGAGTGCAGTGAGGCGATCTGCTCGGAGCGGTGACCGAGCTCGACATAGCCCTTGTAGCCGATGATCAGTTGGGCCTTTTGGCCGCGAGTCTTGCTGTCCCAGAATGGCAAAATCCACGCGTGGCCCAATGCGCCCACACCCGGACGCAAACCTAGCTGTGCGCATGTCATCGCCGATCCCAACACCGATACCGGGTCGCACTCCGCCAGCTTCGGAGTCTGCTTCACACACGTCATCACGTCGCGGATCAGCTGTACGGCTTCCACTCCTCGCGGCATGGCCCGCTGAAACTGCGTCTCCATCTTCGCGAGCTGGGTCTGTAGCGACTCTCCGCCACCCTGCTGGGCGACCGACTGTTGTGCGCGTCGTGCCAGATCTCTTGCCATGGTGGTTATTTCCCTTTCGGTATGTAGATGGATGTGGATTGAAAACGCCGATATAGCTCGGGGTTTTCGGACTTGAGGAGGTCACGGTCGACGACCTCGACCTTGTGGAGCCACAGGTCCGCGTCAGGCTCCTCAGCGCGGAATTCCTTCTCTCGGAACTGGCCTCGTTTGAGTGCAACCAACTTGTTGCCCACCTCATCTGTGAGCACGTCAGCGCCCTGCAGCAGCGCGGCTAACCGGTTCACCGCTTCTGCTTTGGCCACCTTCGACGCCTTCTCCTGCGTGAGGGCGCAGCGATAGGCCGAGACGGCATCGGCCACCGAGGCGGGGTCTTCTGCGATTAGCTCCACTCCCGGCTGCCGCGGCCAGCGTGCGGCGATGGCCTCCGCGGTTGCGTCCGAGCCGTCGATCGGGGGTGCGACATCGGGGATGATGTATGTCTCCCATAGGTGCTGCTCGGCCTGATTGATCGTGGCGATCAGGTCCTCGTCACGCGGGATGTACTCCCAGCGCAACCGGTTTCCACCCACCAGGCCGGCCACGTAAGCCCCGTCAGCGCCCGTGACCGCCATCCCGTGCTGCACCTGCAGTTCCGCGTGATCTGGCACCTGGTCTTCCCAGTCAGATGCCAGCCATGCCGACGCATTTTTGATCTCTACGAGGGCGTTGAGCGAGAGGATCAGACCGTCCGGGTTGTACAGCTGCCAGGGCCGCACCAGCGACCGCAGCGTCTTGCACTCAAGGATTTCCACGTTGAGGCGGCGGGCCAGCTCCTCGCGGATCACGGGCTCCAGCAGCGTGCCCCACATCATCGCCTCGGTCTCGTCCTCCGGGCGGGCTCGGCCTGTCTTCTCCACCCACACGGAGAACGGCGAACCGTACTTGCCCATCCCAAGAACTGCTGAGCAGTCCGACGAACCGATACCAGTGCGCCGCAACTCAAGCCACTCGTCACGATCCTTGTAGTCACCAGCCAGCTCGGCATAGTTGGCCCAAAAAGGAGTATCGGTCACTGGTAGCTCCCCACTTCGTCGAGAGCGTCGGTGCGGTCACCGGCCATGCCGAGCGCTCCGCGCCGCGCGACATCCGCTGCGGCGCGCTCCATTTCCGTCATCGTGTGCGTGGCAGCGCGCCACTCCTCGGCCTCGTACTCGTACGCCATCACCGGTTCACCCCTGTCTCTTCTGATTGGTCGGCAGGGTCCGGGTAAAGCCGGAAACCCCACAGCAAGATCGATGCGGCGCAAAGCAACAGGGCGACCGCAAACAGTTCGACGCAGAACATGACGAGTGCTCCCCACGCCACCAGCCCGAACACCCAGGCGGCGACCGCCAGTGCGCGCGTCATGACGCCAACACCGAGAGGCGAGCGCGGCTTTCTGCGATGGCGTCGACCCGGCGCTGCAACGCAACCGTGCCCTCGTCGGGATTGACGAACGCCGCGAGCGCCATCGCGATCTGCGCATACTTAGCCGGGTGCAGCTCTGCCAGCAGCCGGAGCTGCTCAAACACCCGGCGTGGATCGTCCTCACGAAGCCTTTCGACCAGGTCGAGCGCATCCTCGGCCACACGATCGAGGTCGGGTTCGTACGACTGATCCACCCCTGGCCGCCTCACCGCACACCGCCGACTGCTCTCGCCACGATCCGCTCGTACGTGGCTTCGGCAGTCATGACGGCGCGCTGCCGCACCTTGTGAGCGGCCAGGATTGCAGGCGCAACCTGCCGAGCCCGCTCCAGCAGCTCAACGACTTTCGCGATCTCGTCCGGCTTCATGGCCCCGGCGTCACTTCGGCCATGCCGGTCGCTGATACGCATGATCGTCTTGCCCGAATCCAAGTTGACCCAGACGTAGACGGCGCCGCTGCCGAGTTCAACCTCGCCGATAGGCTCCCCGCTCATCGGGCACCACCGCCGTCCCGAAGATCTGCGACGGTGAGGCGGAACTTGTTGGCGCGGTGCTGCCCCCGGTACCTGCGCCCCCGCTTCGGCGGCAGGATGATCCCTTCAGGGACTGAAACCGCCTGGTGCAGCTTGAGCGCCGCCACCGTCGTGTCGTAGTCATCCGGTGCCCAAACCGGTTGCAGCGCCGTCACCGGACGACCAACGTTCCGGCCGGCAGCCAATCCGGCTCACCGGGAACAACGTTGTAGTCGAACACCAGGTACTTCTCGTAGCCCTGCGTGCTTTCCTGGCGGTAGTAGCCCTCGCTGCGAGTGCACGAGTAGTAGCCGCAGTAGGTGCTGCCCCGCACCCATCCGGCGGCAGTCCAAATCCGGCGCTCCCGAATCCAGCTGCCGTCAGGGCGTTTCGGGCCGTCGCAGATCGTTCGCAACTGGCTGCCGAACAGGCCCCAGCTCACTGTCTCGCAGCCGTCGTTCGGTGCGGCATGCGCGCGCTGGGCGTACCCGACCGCAGCCATTGCCAGCACCGCGCCCGTGAGCATCCCGATCAGAACGCGCCGCACTGCCGTGGCGCTCACTTCTCCACCGCCGCAACAAGACGCGCGATGATTGCGGCGTGAAATTCGAGCAGCTGGCGGGCGGCTTCCCGCGCCTTCTCGTCGCAACGTGAACCGGCAGCGTGCGCCGAGAATTCCGTACTCTGGGCCTTCTCATCCCACAGGATCGTCAGCCATCCATCACCGGCAGGAAGCGGCAACGCAACACCCACCTGACTCGGCCCCAGCGCCCGCTCGACGTACGCGACCAGAGCACCGTCCTCGCGTTCCTTGATCTCGTGGGTAGACTCCATGGTTGGCATTGGGTTCCTCTCTCCGTTGTGATCCATTGCCTGGCCCCGCTGTTCCAGCAGCGGGGCCTACTTCTTGGTGATGCGGTAATCCGCCAGCAGAGAGCTGGCGATGACGTGTGGACTGAGATGGCTGACATCCCAGATATGTGTGGCCAGCTCATCCCGAGAGACCCCTTCGCGACGCAGCGCAGCAGCGCGGTTACGAAGATCGATGACCAATCGGGGGTATGCACCCTCGCCACCGGCGAGTTCGTCGAGCTTGTCGCTGATCCAATCCGCTGCAGCCACGAGCAGAACCGCTGTGTGCTGGTCCGCCATCGCAACGAGTTCACCGTGTGAGGCTGTGGCGATGAGCTCCTCCAGACCGATCCACTCGTCTGACCCATCACCCGCCGGAAACCTGTCGTGCTGATCGGCCAATCGCCGGCATACCGTCGCGACGGAAGCCGCTGCACCACGCAGGAACTCGGAAGCCAAACCGAATAAGATTCCCAGTGCGGTATCGGCGGCGATCACAAGATCACCGACCTTGCGCACTCGCGCGTCCGCAGATCCGCGACTTCGTCGGAAAGCCCCGCGACCCGCTCCTGTAACTCGTCACGCTCATACCGCGCCGTGCACTCGGCGGACACGTAGTGCTGCAGCTCTGTCGTCAACGCATCGACCAGCGCGCCGGACTGCCGCAGCAGTTGCCCAAGATTCAGGATCAGCACCCGCTGATCACTGCTGTCGGCAGCGTTGTAGTAGGTACCGATCATTGAGATCAGCTCACCCGCGAGCTTCTTCGAATCCGGCTCGGCGTCCAACTTCTGCAACAGCCGATCGCGATCGGCGCTCACGCGGTCGAGTTCCGCCAATGCTGCCTCGAGCGTTTCCGGGCGGGCGGTCATGCGTTCACCAGCCGTCGACGTGATCGCGCGGAGAGACCCAGCGCCAGCGGCGCCTCGGACTCGGTATCTTCCTCGGGCGCGGCCACATCCGTTTTGGCATTGGTGAAGTGCGCGATCAGCGCATCAACTTGGGCCTTCGTGAATCGCCACTCGCGGCCGACCTTGTAGCCCTCGATCTCGCCGCGATTCAGTCGTCGCCGCAACCAGCGCTCACCATCGGTCCATTCCTCGGGCAGCACGTCAGCCACAACCTGCGCCAATGAGTAGGTCTCAATGCGCGCGCTCATACGACAGTCACCGCCCGCCGTGCCCGGATCTGCTTCGGCCGGGCCTTTGTCATCGGTTCGACGACGATCTGGCTCATGGGAATGCCGAACTTCTGGCACATGGCATCGATCAGCGTCGGCGTCGCCCGTCCCGCCCAGTTGCGGTCGAAGGCGTCATAGACGGTCGATGATCCGACGCCAAGGAATCTCGCTAGTTCAGCGACAGTCTCAATGTTGTTGGTGGCCAAGGTGTTCCGCACACCCTGCGGCTGCCATTCCAGTCCGTAGCTCACGTCAGGAACAGTAGCACCGTATATCGGAATTCCGGCATTACATTCCGGAAATCCGGAATCGTGTCGCGTTCAGTCGGTACGTTTCCGCATGTCACGAAACTTTGACGGGTTCCGGAAATCCGGGATAGCATTCCGGTATGCCGAGAAGTGACCGCAGAGGACGTGACCTGAAAACGTTCCTGCAAGCCGAGATAGTCGGAAGCGACCTCACTGTCACCCAGGTCCACGAAGCAGCCGGACTGACCGCATGGCAATACCGCGGCGACAAGCGCACCCCCGGCCGGAAAGACGCTGACGACTTCCCGAACGCCGAAGAACTGCGACTCATCGCCGCCCACTACCAACTAGGCGACGAGGGCTACTTCAATCTGCTCGTGGAGTTCGGCATCACCGAGCCACAACCAGGCTTCCCCGGATTCACCGGGGGCTCCGTCAGCCCAAAAGCCCAGGGCCGCACGGAGACCAAGGCGCGGCCCGCCAAGAAGACCAAACGCACGCCAATCCACCCCGATACCTTCAGCCCTAATGCACCCGCCCCGTAAGTCGACCCTTCTCCAACCAGGAGTGAGCTGAGATTGCGGCGAACCCGAACCCGCACGAGCACGCAAGGAGCCACACCGGCAGCGAAGCCGCTGCAGTATCTTGCATCTCAGCAGGTAGGAACGTCGTCGCGATCCTGACCACGCACGCGGCCATCCCGAACCCTGCGGCCAGCATGTAAGACCCACATAGCCCACGGATCGCCGGCCGGTCCCGCCACATCGGTATCAGCGAATAGATGCTGTAACCCAGCAGGTACATCAGCGTCCCGCAAAGCACGATCCAATAGGCGATGAGCGAAAGGTCCGCAACGACGCGAAAGAAGTCATCGTCATAGACCTTGACGCTGTCGCCGATAGCAAACAACGCCAGCATGATCGGTAGACAGAGAGTCGCGGGCAGCTCCACGTGGAGCTTGAACCGCCGTTTCAACTGCTCCTGATCCAAACGGATAATCATGTGGTAGCAAAGCGCCGACGCTGCAACAACATAGCAATCGTGGCCGATCAGATCCTCAAGGTTCCAACACCCGGTTGGTGCGTGCAACCAAACCCCGAGAGTTCGAGATGCCAACGGGGACATAAGAAAAATCGCCGCACCCTGCAACGCGATGTTGAGGGTAGCGGCGACTTCCATACGGCAGGTCCAAGTCACGCGCCTGATCCACAGAGACCAACAGACCGTGACGAGGGTAAACGTGATTAGAGCAGCAGGCATCAGCGAAAACCTTTGTGAATTAAAGGAATTAGAAGTTAGACACACCCCGGAGTGAACAAAACGTTACACCCCGTCACCCGACCGAAAGCCTTGAATTTAGGTAACGATCTGGTCTCAGCGGAGAGTCGTACTCATGAAATCGGCGACAGCCCTGCTACTGGCCCGATCGACGTCTCCGTATGTGTCAACAGTGATTTGGATATTCTCGTGGCCCAGATGGCGGGACACCACGGTAATCGGAACACCTGCCAACAACAGCCATGAGGCACATGTGTGGCGTAGATCGTGGGGTGTTGGTTTCGGATTCAATTCTGAGCGCCCGACAGCCTTATCCCACACGCGGCGCTTGTAACCGTGATACCGGATTGGCCCGCCATCACGATTCACGAACATCCATTCACTCGAAAAGTCCACTCGCGAGAGAATGTGATCAGGGACGTCGATTTCGCGCCGTGAGCGTTTCGTCTTCGGAGGACCGAGGTAGTACCCCTTGCCAGGCGAGTACTTCCACGCCTGACGAATCTTGACCGTTCCCTTGCGCTTGTCGATGTGTTCGGCTGGCTGCAAGGCTGTCGCCTCACTCCACCGGCATCCGGACGCGACGAGGAACTCCTGGAATTCGCGCCAGTATTCAGTGGTCGAGTCCTGCAAAAGGTCGAACTGCTCGTGTGTGAGCATCTGGATGTCGTGATCGTCGTCTTCATCGCCGCCCGCCCGTTTTAGCTTGCGGCCCGCAGCAGGGTTGCTGGGGATGCGTTTCGGCACGGCAGCGTTGAGCGCGCCAGACAGGAAGCCATACTTGTTGCGGAGCGTCTTCGCGCTGATCTTCCCCCCGCGTTTGGTCGGCGTCTCCTCCAGATTTTTGACCCATCGCGAGATGTCCTCTTCCGACAGTTCATCGAGAGGAATCTGCCCCAGCAAGGGAGCGATGTCATTCTCCAGGAAAGAGTTGTACTTGTAGATCGTGTACTCGTCGAGGCCCGTCAGGTGATCGATGTGGTGCTTTACCCACTCCGCCACCGTCATCTTGGCCTCATTGCGCTGCCGGGCGACCGGGCTCAGCTGATAGAGCTCGCATGCCCGCTGGTGCCCGTGAGCGGCGACTGCAGCCATGAATGCCTCGGCACTCGGACGGTCCTCCCACGTGATCGAAAGCTGCCGCCCCTCATGGCGATAGGTCACATCGAACACCTCGGCACCGCTGCGGAGGGTTCGGGTTCGAATGGACGCCATGGCGGCATCCTAGCGCCAACATTGTTGGATGAAATGTTGGATAACCATTTCTGACTGCGTTTCCGCAGGTCATATGGTGGAGCTAAGGGGACTCGAACCCCTGACCCCCACAATCGCAAAAATGTGGGCTAGCAGAGACCATCGGGGACAGTCAAGGACAGCCAAAAAATGGCCATATACCTGCGGATACTCCCGATTTTGGACAGTCGATGATAGTCGAACACAGTTGTGAACAACCGCCACGTCACGCGAATTAGAGATGACTTAGTGATGACCATCCTGGCCGATGCGAACAGCGCTACGACTCGCCCGCGATGGCCTGATGTAGCGCCGTCGCGGCTTCGCTGTGCGCCCGTCCGCGCGCCATGTAGAAGCGCTGAGTCATGGACGGATCGGCGTGCCCCAACACGTCAGCAGCAACGCGCGCAGACAACCCTGCGTCATCGAGGATGGTCGCCACAGCCTTGCGGAAGCTGTGTGCCGTGATGCTGGCGGGCAGCCCCAGCGCGGTTTAAGCACTGGATCACTCACGAGGTCCTGCCCGCCATCCGCAGAACCGGCAACTACAGCACCACACTCGTTGAGCGCCTGACTCCGCTGGAGTATGCGAAACGGCTCGTTGACGCTGAGCAGCGCGCGGAGTCCGGTCAACAGTTCAAACGTGCTATCGAGGCGGGTGACGGCATCACCTTGACCGCGTTCCACAAGAAGTACTTCTCAGCCGTCCGGGAACGCGACTTTTTCACTCACCTCTATGTCAAGAAATGGCTGATCAACCAGAGCGGCAAGGGCTCTATGCGCAAAAACGGCCCGCGGGCTGGCACTCGCCGCGACGGCTCCGAACACCGACATCCCACGTTCAAGGGCAAGCCGTACATGTACCTGCACGCCAGCAAGGCCGACGGCGACCACCGCCGCGAGAACACCCGAGTCCGCCCTGGCCAGTACGAGCTACAGCTCCGCGACCGGCTCGTCGCCGAGGGTCTATCTGCCAATGAAAACACCTGTGGTCTATTCGAATTGGAGTGCACTCAATGAAATCGGCCTCTGTGTCCCATATCCGGGAGATTGGGCACAAGAAACTGGGCAGCGCCAGGGTGGCGATCATCGACACCAACGGGTCAGAGCCGCTCCAGGGCCTCGACTCTGGCGCTCAATTGCTGGACGAGCGCTTCCAGCCCCTTCACCGCAGCGACCACGTAACCTATCCGCTCTATCGCGGCAGCACCGTAGGGAACCTCACCGCTCGTGCGTTCCGCTGCGGCCTCGAAGCCATTGATGATGCAGCGTGGATGCGCTTGAGACACATAAGAATAGTGAGTATGAGATGTGGACAAACGCCTCAAGTGAGGTATCCCCGTTCAGTGCGGCGTTGACCCCCTATTGGCGCGTCGCCGAAACGGATAGGGATTGTTGGGTCCGCCCCGACCGCGCAGCCGGGTGCCCGCCTCGGCTGCGCAGCTGTGTTCGTGTTGCTATGAGCGCGTCGTGGACGAGACGCGATTGTGCGGATGCTGGCGCCGGCCTCGTATTCGGCTTTCAAGACCGCACGTTCGGATGCACGCCGAGCGCCGTACAGTTTCATCAGATACCCCCGCCCAAGTTGCCGACCTGATGGATGTTAACCAGGAGGCAAAGCCCGCCGTGGGGGTGGGGCGCCCGCTCATCGCTTCGCTGGTATGGCCGCTGCGTAGCGCCGGGATACACATAGGAAACCGGGTCAATGAAGTCGACTGCTGGTTGACAAGGTAGCTGTCAACTTCTACCGTGCCATTAGGCAGCCTGTTTCGCGGCTTGGATGTTTCCTCATATGAATGAGGCAGTGGGACATGCTCAATAGTGTGACGGGGGCGATAACAGGATGACGACAGCGATAGCTTGTCGCCGCATCTACTGTGCCCGGCACCATATCAGGAGCGCTTCGGCAACCTCAGCTGTCCTTGCTGGCATTTCAGCCCGTCGCAACATCTTTCATACGCTTTCGGGGAGGGGCGCTAGCTGATGGCTGACACCGACAGGGAGGGTTCGGCTCGCCACCGCGGCGACGAGGAGCCCACGCAAACCTTGCCCACCGCGCCAGTGCCCGCACCGGAGTTGGCGGGGGTGGGGGCCGGAATTGTCGGGGCCGTGTTGACGGCTGTCGGGGTGTGGGGCTTGCACGTGCTGACCCGCGGCGACGGGGTAGCTGGGGCGGCGGGATGGGTGATCCTGCTGTGTTTGGCCTTCAGTGCCCTGGGTAAGGGCATTGGCTTGCTGCGCCGCGCACTAGCCCCTGTCTCGGCGGTGTTGTCAGCGTCGGTAGCGCCCATCCCAGCCCCGGCGCGGGCCGTGACCGGGATCGGTGTCGGCGCCGCGGGTCTCTGGTGGGTGCTGCGCGGGCATGCCGCCACATGGTGGGCGCAACTGACCGGCACGGATATGACGGGCACGGATGCTGCGTGGTCACTGCCTTCACAGTTGGCGCAGGTGGCCATTGTGGCGGTCGCCGGAGTGCTGCTATTCGGCGGCGCCAAGGTTCTCGGCCAGCTCATTTTCGCTAACTCCGGTACACGGCAACAACATTCACTCGGTAACAACAGTGCGCGGGACCGCTGGAGCACTTGGTGGTCGAGCCACGCGGGCCTGGGGCTATCACTGCTGGCCGGGGCTGCCGCCCTGGTGCTGTTATCAGGGTATGTGGTGCCGCGGGTGTCGGGGTGGCTGACCGGGGATGATCCGATGGCCGCCCTTGCCGCGATTGCCGCGATTTTGTCCGTCGCGTTTTTGGCTAACACGTGGTGGTGGCGTGCCCTATCGGGCTGGTGGACATGGGCACACACACCCAACGGCCCTGGCGGTGCCACCCCGATAGGACAGATTTATGCCGGAGCCGGAGTCTTGGCGTTGGTCGCGTTCTCGGCCACTGCGTTCGGCCTGGCCACCTTCTCGTCCTACCTACCCCAAAACGCCGCTGTAGCGTCCGCGGACCCGTGCGGCCCCGATGGTTGCGGTGGTGGCGGCAATGGGCAAGGCTCCTACGGTCCGGACACCGGAAACTTCCAACCCCCGCAGATGCCTAATCAGATGCCTGACTATCAGGGCGGGATCAATCAGCCGCCCTTGGATCAGAACAGTGGAATCAGCATCTACAACGAGAACCCGTCTGCTGGCCAGGTGCCCTCCCAAACGGGTGGACAGCAGTCCATGCAGGACCCGTCTTTTCGAGCCAATCCCGATGGTTCGTGGCAGGCCCGCAATGGTGAATGGTCCCCGCCCAACTATCAGACCGCCACACCCGGTCTGACGCAAGGCCCCGGCCAACCCAACCCAGGCTGGTCGGGAAACCAAGCACCGCAAATCAATACACCGCAACAACCCATACAACAAGCACCCCAAGCGCCTCAGCCCGCACAGCAGGCTCCGCAGCAGCCAGCACAGGCACCACAAAACCCGGCCGGGCAGCAACCACCTCAACAGCCCGTACAGCAGGCACCACAACAACCTCCACCCGGTCAGCAGCCACAGCCGCAACAGGTTCAAAAGCAGCCCGAACAAACACCTCCACAACAGCCAGACCCGCCGAAAAAGAGCGCCATCGACCCCACCGATCTGGCTGTGGCTGCTACCCGACGCGGATCACAACAAGCAGGACAACAAGCCGCCCAGCAAGGCACCGCCCAAGCGGTGTCCAAGAGCTCGCAGATCGCCACCCAAATGTCCGGCACTGCTACCAACATGAGCGGCCCAGCCCACGAGCTACCCGCACCGGCCGACCCGCCGCCAGTGCCGCCCCCTGGGCAACCGGGCAGCCCTCCCCAGGGTTGGCCCGCCGGACAATGGCCGCCAGGCTGGGTCAATGGACAGCCACCTCCGGGGCCACCATATGGGAACCCGGGTATGTCCTGGTGGAATAGCCCCAATGGCTGGGTAGCCGTCCAAGGCTCCCCGCCCCAAACTGCACCGTCACCCGCGCAGGCGCCCACATCCACGCCACAACCAAGCCCGACACAAAACACCAGCCCAACGCAAGGCCCCACCCAGGCTGAAAAAGACATCCCCGATATGGCCGACAAAGCAAAATGGCTCGCGGACTGGAACCAGCTGCAAGAAAAAATCGTGGAACACAACACTAAAGTGGCTGCAAATCCTATCCTCGATAGGAATGACCCGCTGTACTGGCAATTGGTTAATGAAGCGGAAGCACTCAAGGCGGAGCTACGTCCGCTCCAGGCGGACGCGGCACTAAAAGGACTTCCCGATACGCCAATCGCAGATCTACAACACCCAGGTCAATAAACGGAATAAAGAACTTAGACTTTGAGGACAACGCATATGCAAACTAGCAGAATATGCGCAGCTGTAGCGATATTCCTATTTCTAGTACTTCCGGCATGTTCCAAGATTAAAACCGAAACACCACGAGACATCAAGTCTGATGTATTTGCATCCCGCGACGAAGTGGTTGCGATAACAAATTTCCGCGGATTCGCACCCGGCAGCAAGGAATCGGATCACCCGACAGCATATGAATCTAACGTTGCACAAGCTTGTCGGGTACTCTTCGATCAGTATGCCGCCTTCGGTAAGGAATTCATCGAATTTTGGTCGATAACCTATGGTGGATCTACAGACGAGCCGATAAAAAAACCTGTCTCAGTGAGTCAGGTTCTCGCGCGTTATCCGGATGTAAACGTATCACACGCGGCATTCGATCATCTTGTTTCTGAATTTACCAAGTGCTCTGACGCCCATGTGAAGGGCTATGAACTCAACTTGCAGCGACCTGATCCGTTCACTTTGGTGGTTGACTCGCCGATAGGGCAAGACATGTATAAAGTTCAGTCATGGGCCCTGATAAATGTCGGTGGCGGCGGTCTGCCAGATACCGAGAAGGCCGTCATGGATATCGCCGAGCTAATTGCGGGAAGGCTCAAATAAGTGTATGGATTCACGTACATGCAGGTTAATTGCGTCTCGCTTACGCTGGGCGCGGTGTTGGGCACTGCAATTTTATCGTGCTCCAATCCCAAGACTGCTATCGTCAACGAGATCGACCCGGATTTGCTAATTGTCAGCATGGGTGAGGTAGAGCAGATTTCCAACTTTCAAGGGTTCACTTCAGATGGGTATGTGAGAACAGACAAACCCATTCCACTTGATCCCAACGCGCCTGCGGCATGTCAAATTGTGTTTAACCAGAGCGCGATATCCGGAGCAAATCCCAAAGCGTTTCGATCAGTGACCTATTCAGGGAAAACTGGTAGCTATATCAAAGGCGTGAATCAAATCGTGCAAAGTGTCGCAGTCTACAGTGAGGCCGCAACAGCCCAGTCAACTTTTGATCGCCTAAAGCCAGAATTAGCCAAGTGCTCCGACGCCCATATCAAGAACTATGAATTCACCCTTACCCAACCCAACTCGTCAACCATCTTCCTAGATTCGAAGTACTGGAAAGCGGCATACCGGGTCAAATCGACCATGTTGGCATCGACCTCGTCAACAGGCTTCCAGCACCCAGAATTGGTGACGCAAGGCGTACTTGACGCCATGACAGAACGGGTCAATTAGCTCTTCAATCGGCTTTGACCCACGAGACTTGCGCGGCGATCCGAACCCAAACTGATTGCAGCCCAACGAAATAGCGCCCCTCCCCCCCGACCCGGTGAGGGGCGCTATTCGTTGTTAGGGCTAACTTCCTTGGTTGGCTGCGCGTTCAAGTCGGCCGACGCATTCGCCGACCACTGCACTGAAATCGGACCAGTCGGTCGCGATGTTGCGACCGTCCCTCAGCATCGAGTGACGCCGGGCATCAGAGGTGAGCGAATACACCACACCGTTGTGAAGTACCCACGTGTCCTGGCTGGAGACCTTTAGATCTCCCCGAAAGATGTTGCCGCCCACGAAAGTCTCGGCGTGCGTTCCGTCGACCGACTGGGCGTGCGCAAGATGCTCACCGTTGGTGAACTGCGCATCAATGATCTCAACGATTCGCGCAGGGGCCTCTTTGCATATCGCGCCCTGCGCGGGGATGTGCGTTGGGATCGCAACTGTGCCGGACGGGCGGCTTTGCATCACCACCCGAGAAGTCGGGTTATCGGGAATTTCCGAGGGCTCACTCGACTTGCCCGCGACGCCCACCGTGCACGCGATCACGAGCGCGAATACTCCGATGAATCCGCCCAGGAATGCCAACAGCGCTTTCCATCGGGATCTATCCGACCGTAACTGACTGCGGCATGCCTTGTTGGAGAACCGAATCGAGTTCATCGTATGTGAGGGGCAATAGTCGGTTCTCTGGTTGGATGCCGCCGGCCCGGTACATAATGAAGTACCTGGTGGCATCACTCTTAAGCTCGAATTTGGAGACGTAGGTGTCCAGTGAAACTTGACTCACCCGAGGATCGAGACCGGCAGCTCGCCACTCTTGGCTTAAGGACGGAAGATTAAGCGCCTGGCGCGCACCGACTGCCGTTTTCCAGATGATGTATTTTCCAGCATCGTCAAGGTGGGAGAAATACGCTGTTGGGTATTCGGCAGGCTCGTTGCGACGTTCAGTTGTAACCCTCAGGATCTGATAACCACCGGATGGGGTTGGCTCGATGATGTGTCCGGTCCAGTCTGGATACGGATACCCATAGCGCAAGTTCAATCGGTTGTTTTCCCACACTGGTTCGTCGCCGACCGGCCTGCCGACGCGCGTGTAAATCTGACGCCACTCTGCATATCGCCTAATCAACTCCGCGAAACCGGGGTCGCGCTGTGAAGTCATTGCTCTCCCTTAACGAATTAGTCCCGCGTCTATCAGCTCTTCTACAGATACTTGCTCGCCGGTGCTCTTGTCGATGACGACCCACTGGTTGGCTCCACCGGGTTGGCCGAATGCCGGCCCGGCAGGGCCGTGGCGGACTTCCCAGGGAACACCGGGGGGTATCGGTTGGCCTGTCCCGGCATATTGATGATACTGGCTCGCCACACCGGGCGGCATGCTTCGAGTGCTCAGGGGAGCGCCGTCGTCGGCCATGAAGGCGCCTTGCTCTGACCCGAGACGATCAAGCTGGTATCCCTTTGGGAAGTGGTCGCTGACGCTTGGGATCCCCGCGAATCCGTCATTGGGTGCTTGTTTCGCCCAGTCCCATCTCGGGCTGCCATCGCGGCCAGGGACGGTGAATTCATGCTCAAATTGGTTGATGGAGCGTCCGGCAAGCTGGTCGTAGCCCTCGGTAATGTGTGAGGGAACGCCGCCATTCGTCAAGCGGGCGATGTCGTCGGCCGGGGTGGCGAGATGCTTAAACGCGTCGTTGGGCGCAAGACCATAGTCCCAACCTGGCACCGGTGTGGAACTTCCTGCGCCGGTGTGTATTCCGCTATTTTGTCCCGGCCCTGCAGAATGATCTCCGCTGATTGGTGTGTGATCGGCCCCTGGTGGTGCTGGATGGTCACCGCTCGGTGCAGGGTGATGCCCTGGCGCTGCGTCGTCGATGCCGTGGGTGAGTGCTCGTGTTTCTGCGCCGGTGAGGTCGCCGAGCAGGCCGCGTGCTCCGGCTGTGGCTTCGCCGCCGAGTGGGCCGGTGGCGGCGATCGAGGACACGTCGAACAGTTTCTTGCCTGCGAATCCTGCGGGATCGTTGACTGCGTCTTTGACCTCGCCGGGCAGGGATCCGAGTGGGTTGGCCATCTGATCGGCGGTGCCTAGTGCGAACTTCGCCCAGGACTCAGCCACGCCCGGAGAGCCGGGTGCGCCTTGTCCGGTCAGGTTCTTGGCTTCATCAATTATCCCGTCGACGCGGCTGTTAACCCCCTGCCCGAACTGCCTGGCCACGCCAGTGCCGAAACCGTCCGCAGGCTTGGGGGCGCCGGGAAGTTTCGCGAGCGCACCGACCGTCCCGGTGAGGCTGCCCGCCTTACTGGGGTCGATGGTCAGCTTGTCGCTCGACCCAGGTGTCTTCGGGTACCACTCCTTGTAGTTCGCCTGCGTGTCGGCGCCCGCAGCAGCGGCCTTGGTCGCACCAGGATCACCATTCGGGTCGGGTGCGGCCAGGTGCTCCAAGCCAGCGGCAAGACCCCCGGGCTTGATAGCGGAGCCGGGCATCGCCGGAAGGCCTTGGGCCACAGCACCAGACGGGTCCGGGAGCGTCTGGGCAGCTTTCACCGCTGCCTCAAGATCACCATTGGCGACACCCCCGGCAGCGCTGATCTGACGCAGCGTGTTGGTCAGATAGTCCAGCTCGTTTTTGTCGTACTTGCCGTTAGGTGGCGTGACTTCACCGGTGTCATAGTTGATCGTGAATTTGCCTTGGGCGGCGTCGTTTTCGAGCTTCTTAAGTAGCTGCTGCACGCCCTCGAACTCATCGGCAGCAGCCCGGATCTTGGCCGCAGCGCTCTGCTGGGCCTGGGCGTGCCCGTCGAGATACTTGCCATGCGCATCCAGATCGTGATGAGCGGCCTCCCCGGAGACGCCTTTCCAGCCGTCTCCCATGATCGGCAGCCGCTCCACACCGCGCTTCATATCCCGATTCGCGCCCGCCATCCCGTCGAGAGCGTCGGCTACATCGCGAAATGATTGGACTTTGCCGCGCTTGATATCGGCCAGCGGCAACGACAT